AAGAGCATCGATGCAAGCAATGTTCTGCTGGCTTCCCGACGTTCCGAGAGTTCCATAACCCAGTCCCGTTTGGGTCTTCGCCTGAGCGCACTGAGAGGCCGCTGTGCCCGCCGTGGATCCCAGTTGACCCAAGAGCGTTCCTCGTTGACCAGCGGCCTGCAGGGCGCTTCCATAGGCTTGATTGGTCATGCAACCGATCTGCTTATTCAGATCCTGAAGAGCGTTCTGACGAACCTGACCAAGAACTTGAGCGCCACGTTGGGATCCAAATTGACCCGACCCCACAAGACCTGCAGTGGCCATCGGATCGAGGTTCCTTTCGATGTTTTGATTTCCGATGTCCGATACATTCTGGACTGCGTTCTTCAGGTACGGGCTCATATAGCACTGAGCCACTTGACCCGGATTCATCTCCATCGCCGCCGTCAGATACGGGGCGGCAGCACCAGAGACATCTTTCGTTGCAGCGCAACCCAGAACCCCTAGACCGCTCTGAAATGCCGGTTGATACTTTCCTGCATTTTGAGCGGCAGTCTGGAATGCCTGCTGCTGGAGGGGCGTGGCTCCAACGTACTTCGCACCCTCAGCCGCCTTCGTTCCACTTGATGCAAGGTTGCTAAGGTAGTCGGTATAAAACTGGGGTGCGGTAGTCTGCTTACACGCACTTGATTGAAGTAGGTTGGCCATTTATTTTCCCTTCCCGATATATTGAGCGGGATCTTTTGCCTTTGGCGGAATCTTGTTCACCGGGGCACCTCGTTTATGAGCCCTGAGCTTCTCTCGGAGGCCATCAAGGATCTCTGAACCACGCCTATTATCACCGCCACCCAAAGCCGTGACAAACCCCGCATCGAATACATACTCGCCATCAGCGATCTTCGCAGGGACAGGATTTGCCTGACCACCAGACTTGTACTTGATCCGCTTATGGAAGCCCTCAAGAACCTCTTTTCCGGCCTTACTAGAGCCATCACCGAGGGCTGAGACAGTCTCGGCGTCCATGACGTAGTCTCCATCGTGGAGCATCGCAGGGATGTCGTCAGACTGGCCGGTACCCTTACCGCAGGCGTAGTGCCCGGTAATACCGGTGATGAACTCGGGACGATGTCCATGAGGCGCTGCAGCGGCGTACTTCTCGGGGAGGCCACCTTGAGCCATGCCCATGTGTTTGATCCGCTTGATCTTGGCAAGGTCAGTCTTAATACCGGGGTTCTGGCTGGTCAAGATCATTGGACGATCGTCGATATCTTTCGACTGCGGGAACAGATTCTTCTCGCTGAAGCTTTCTTTCAGAAGGTCTGATAAGGATCCACCGCTTGCGGCCATAACAGGAAGGCCACCGGTATCACCCGGTGACATCTGGTGGTAGACCTGAGCCAAGTCATACTTGTTTGCGCCACCGCCACCACCAGTCAGAAATGATTCAGTGGTATCGAGAGTCGGGTCGGTATATGGGTTCGATCGATTACTCTGGCCACCCTGACCCCCACCCTGACCGCTTCCTTGACCGCTTCCCGTAGGTTTCTTTGTCAATGACCTTGCGGTTTGGGCAACTTTTGCCAGATTGCTGGGGGTGGCATATCTGGCTGCGGTGTCCAGCAAGCTTGGCGAGGCGGCAGACGACAATGCGGCCTGTGCTCCGGCTAATGTCTCGGGACCACCAAAGGTAACCCCAGATCCGAAACCGGCAGCATCCGTCAAGGCACCAGAACCTGTAAATGCTGCTGGGGCATTGGCCATCGTGACACTACCCAATCCACCTTCAACAGCAGGAGCGGTAGCGGCACCAGAAGCCAATAAGCCGGGAATGAACTCGGCCGCTGCGCCCCCAGTAATTCCGGCCAGCGCAGCAAGGGCGACGGGATTGTGCCCAATGTCCTGCACCATATTCTTAAAGAAACCACCGCTTCGGTGATTACTATGTGCTGCCTGATTGGCGTCGTCCTGAGCCTTCCACGCTTGGCCTTCTGGGGTTGCTAGAAATGCCGCAAACTTTGCATCTTCTGCCGCCCAGTCATAAAGTTGATTTCGTTCTTGGTACGGTACTACCTCACCACTTTCAAGTACGTTATATCGCGTAATGAATGGTTTTGACGGATCAGCTTCTTCTTGGATTCTATCTCCTCCTCCGTAAACCATTCCGCCATCGTCAAACACCTGCAATCCGCTTTTGTACATTTTCACACCTGAAGATTCATGATTCCGCACATCGCTTTTGCCCAGTCCTGCCAGTGATCAAAAGGTCTATGGTCTGGGATTCCTGAATTGACGAAGTATCCAATCCCGTTCATACCATCCACCCAGTCACGCCAACGCTCTTCTGGGATAGTTCCCAACTGGTTCGCACCAAAAAGTTCGAACATCAGTCGGCAATACTGATCCCAATCCATCCCGCGAGGATCGTAGGCAACCATTACGGATTCCCGGTCCCGCGAACATCACCGGTTTCGATGTTGAGAACCACCCGGCCCATGAAGTAGCTGCCGCCGGTTTGATTGCTCGTAAACTTCAGTTTCATCAAGCGACGCTGTTCTTTGAGGTCAATTTTAAGCGTCGATGATGAGAAGATGTAAGGCGCAGATTCAACCTCAACATCGTCAGCAAAGCCCTTACCGGTGACGGTCATGCTCATGTTGCCCTGCTGAATGAAGTCGGGCTCAACGCGATCCAGTCGAGTCCATAGGTTCTCACCAGCACCTTGAGAATTTCCAACCAATCCTGCAGCCGATCCCAACACATTCGTCTCAAAGAACGAATTGACCGCATTGACGTTGTTCAAGTAGATCTGATCTGTACCACTTTCGTGAACCCAGATGGTGTAGTTGTTGGTCGAGTTCTGTACGTTCCCGGCCCAGATCGGTTTGGCAAACACATCCGAGAAGTAACCCGCCGATCGCGTTGCGCCGTCCGAGAGTCCAGCGTCATACCAGCACTTGTCCCTGACGTTGTAGATGATCGCGTCGTTGCACTCTGTAGATGATCCTCTGGGGTAGAACCACCAGATCTCACCCCAGCGCGGAACCTTAGATGCCCACACCTTCTGCCTTTGAGCAAGGTTTAGCCCGTCAAAGAACCAGTTCATGTTCTGGTTGTTTTGTATTTCTTGGACTACACCGTTGTACATCAGGAATCGATCAACCCCGATCCAGTAGTAGATCCCGTCGTACTCAATGACTGATGACGACGACATAATCGAGGACTGAGAACTGATGAGGTCGTACTTCCAATAGACCGTTGAGCTTCCCACCGTCTGAGGGGCATAGGAGACTCGTATAACGCTGTCAAGGCTCCAGAACAGACCCGATGGACTCGTGGTACCACCTCGCAACGCCAAGCCCTTGACGATCTTGTTAGACGCCACGTTGTTTGCGTTAGCGTCTGCAGAGGTCCAGTTATTGAAGTTCCCCGCAGAGCAGTTCTGGATCAGTCCGTAGTTCCCATACACAAAAAGGTATGGGTACAGCATCACGCATCCACCAGAGACGCTGATGTTGTTGTCGAAGGTAAGGTAGGCACCGACGTTAAAAGTCAGGCCTGCAGTCGTTCCTGCGGTCGTGGTAATCGCCGTCCCGCCAAAAGTTTTCGACAGGGTAAACGTCGTACTAGTCGGGGTGCCAATGATGTAGTAGACACCGGGAGTGATTCCGGTAGCGGTACCCGTCAGGTTTCCGGTGACTTGAACGGCTTGGCCAGCAGCAAGACCCGTATTTGCGGTGCAAGAGAATTGACCTGCAGTACCAGTAACCGCAACAGAAGCCAGTAGAGCGGTAGCAGGAGATGAAACCGTAGCGTTGTTGCTCAGAACAACAGTCCAGACGCTTGAGACAATATTCGCAGAGACAATCGTCGTCCCCGCAGGGATACCAGTCCCGGAGACGGAAACACCGGCACCCATCGCAACATTGGTAAACGGGAAGGTAAGCGTCGATGATCCTGAGGTCGTCGTCCCAACGGCTTGAAAGACACCGACAGGATTCAGGGTCGTCCCCGCGAATGGCCCATACAAGGGCCGCGTGTTTATCTGCGAGTCAATGAACTGGAGGTTCTGACCGGGATGGCCAATGACCGAGTAATTACCACCACCCCCTGAGTCGTAGCCAATGTCGAACTGCCACAGGGTATTTGCATTCGTCGAGAAGTAAGGAATACCGGAGATGATCCCGACAAACCCAGAGCCTGTCCCGCCTAGTGATGCACTAGCAATCGTGAAGGTGTCGTTGTAGCCGTATCCAGTCCCGCCTGCGGTGATGGTCAAGCTCGTGACGATTCCGCTTGCTACGGTGACCGAAAACAAGGCTCCTGAGCCATTCCCAGAGGTAGTCGTGATCGGGACATTCGTATACGTCCCATTGGTGTACGCAGAGCCTTGATTCGAAAACGACGTAGCGGTGATCGAACCCAGAGCGTAGACCGCCTGAGGACCGGTTCCAATCGCTTGGCTGTTACCAATCGTCCACTGTTGAACACTCCCCGAAAAACCGGAAATGACCCATGTCTGTCCGTTCGAAGAGTTGATGATTACCCCACGGCTGATGCCGGGAGCGTTTAGGAAGGCTCCAGAGTAGCCCCCCATCTTCCTCGGGCGACCGTACTGAAATCGGCACCATTGACCATCGACATACGATGAAGATGCGAACTCCGTCCCGTCTCGCTGGATGCCAGCGCCGACTTGTAGTACCGCAACTTTTTTTGTTGTCATTAGAACGAACCACCGTTGATGCCGACAGTAAGACGAAGACCGGTGGCAGTCAAAACACCAGCACTAGCCCCGGCAATAGAGATACCGATCTGTCCCGAACCCGGCGAATAGAAGCCTGAGCTTGCATCGTTCTGCCAAGCCAAAGACGGTGACGCAGACGACCCGTTACCCAGAAGAACCGAGGACACCGTACCCAGCGAAGCACTGTTCGCGTTGTACATATTCGTGCCGTCAGAAATCGCCAGAACCGCTTGGTTATTTGCTGCAGTAACAGTCGTACCAGCCGCTGCAGTTCCGGTCGAGTTCGATACGCCGAACGTCAGTGAGTAAGTACCCCCACCGGTACCCACCGAGTTCAGGAATGAATAGATCTGAACCGTCGGAGGAACCAGAACCAAGAGGTTCGCAGTCAGCGTCCCCGAATACGTCTGGATTACCGACTTCGCATTCGCTGAAGATAAGAGGTATGGCGAGGTCAGGGACGTAGTGACAACCGAAAGCTGGGTGTAGTTGAAGGTGTTGCTTTGAGCCAGAGCGTAGCTGTACCAGTACACCCCATCAGTCACGAAGACGCTGGAGTTTGCAATCTGGATCTGGACAGAGGAAAGACCGCCCGCGCCCGAAGCATTGTTCGTGGGATCGATGACGCTTGAGTATCCCGTTCCTACAGCCGAGACAGTCAGCGTTCCCGTACCGTTGTTCTTGATCGGGACAAACCAGCCGGCACCCACAAGAGCGGGGTTGGGAAGCGTTGCCGTACCCGAACCACCGTTCCATGTGTACAGAGTCGCCCGGTCTGTATAGACAAACGAATACGACAGGTTGAACGAGATAACCGGAGTGTTCTCGTTCAGGGTATTACCAAGGGCGATAAGACCGTTACCCGCAAGGGCACCAGCCGTCGCCGAGGACGTACCAATACCCATCGCAATGCTCGACCAAATGCCATTGACCGTCGAGTTGTTGGTCAGGTAGAGGTAGTAGGTATTTGAATTCGATCCCGAAGCCGAGATCGGGACACTGACGATCGTATTTCCAGAGTTGTCAGTAATCGTGAATGAGTAGTTCCCGCTCGTTCCGACGTTCCGAATGATGATCGCTTGACCCACCGAGACCTGAGTCGCCGGGGGCATCAGAAGGTTCAAACCAGAGGCGGTAGCGGTGACTTCGACAATGTTCGCAGCGACGGTAGTCGTCGTGGTTCCGTTGATAGGCCACGTTAAGACCGTGCTGGAACTGATCGTCAGACTCTGATAGCTGGTCTGAGTCGGGTTGATTGTTTGGCCAGTATATGGGTTCGTGTAGGCAGTCATGTTTAGCTGTCCGTAACAATTGCTTGACGATCAGGAATTCTGGAAACGTCTTCGTCTTTCAGTGCTTTAATTGCTTCCATGTACTTTTGCTGGAAGATGACCCGCTGATCGTTTTTAAGGAACGGCATCGCTTGGAGAAGAGTTCCATACAGCATCGCATTCGGGGCGTTCTGCGTCAGCCAGTTCGTCTGGTTCGATGAACTGAGAGGAGCAATCCGCTCGTAGTACAGGATCTCGACTGGATAGGCTTGATCGGGAGTGGGGGAGAAGTACCACCAGTCCCAGTTTGTATCGGCGTAATACAGCGGAGCACTGGATTGCGTGTTGTTCTGCGAGTAGCTGATGAGATACTCGTACTTCCGCAGGAGGATCGGGTTCTTTTTACCGCTCGTGTCGGTATAGTTGACCGATACCGTCTTTCTCCATCGGGCCGGTTTCTGGAAGTTGGGATTGCCCGCCTCCATGGTTGACTGAACTAGCTGAAGCTGGCCAAGCGTCTTAATCTCTTGCGCGATCTCAAACTCAGCAAGCGTGATGAACGTCGGGATGGCGTTGATCGTAGCCGTGTCTGACCGCTCTAGGTACTGCAAAGTAACCGAGTTCAGACTGTCATACGTCATCACCCAAGATGGGTTGGCCATATTAGTTCATCCTATCATTTCAGAATTATATCGACAGATCGACGGCCTTGCCACGGAAGAACACTATCTCCTTGTCTTCGTCAACCACCGTACAAAACTCGGG